CACCCCTAGACATCCAACCAAGTTCAAGCGGTATGCCGTACTTTGCACCAACTGACACCTCTGCTGATGTCTTGCCGGTCATCTTGCTTTGGATGCTGTTTGCCAGTTCACCTAAATCATTATTCGGCGGAGTGCCTGGAGGGCTTGACCAGTGAGGATGTTCTTTACGCCCCGGATACTTTTTGTATTGCCCGCTCGACATCTCTATGCTTTGTTTTGCGTTGCCTTCGATGTTAGCAGCGGCAGTACCTACAGCAACAGAAAGTTGGCGTAGATTCTTCTGATAAGAATCAAGCCGTACTTTCTTAAGGCTGAAGCTCATCTTTATCATGGTGCCAACACCTGAATCTGTAACGGGCCAAAGCGGCGTACCGTGGTACTCACCGTGAAGGATACGGTAAGCCGGATGTCTGCCGCTGTCGGATAGGCCGCCGGGTTGAGGATGCTCAGGATGCCTTGTGCGCTGTACTGCTTTGTCAAGGTAACGCTACCGGATGGAAACGTATAGGTAGCCCCGGTCTGGATGTTGGTGAAGGTAGCACCGAGTGTACCGGTAGTGATGTCTACCGGGCTGCCCAGTTCGTCTACCAGCCGGACAACGTAGGAGTGCCAGTCTCCGACCCATGCGGAGACTTGCACGACCTGCTGAGGGTCTTCAGTCAAATCAAATATCAATGCCATTAGATATCCCTCACATAGATGCGCAGTGGGCCGAATACCTGCGTGTCAGATGCTCCGGTTGTGCGTGTAATCGTTGCAGTGTAAGTGCCTGGAGTGTTCGTAACTGTCGTGTCAATGGTGAACTGCGCTCTGCCATCAGCTGCATAGGTTGCCGTACAGGAGTACGTGTCAACCAGCGTCGCACCAGAGTTATAGACCTTAGCCGTAACCGTTGCAGAGGTGATATCGATTCCTGCTCCGTTGTTGTCTACACACTGGATATCGATGCCGTGCTGTGCGCCCTTCTGGATGTCAAGCGGATCAGAAGCACCAAGACCGTCTGCCCTAACCTCAAAAGGCCCCATGCGAACCAGAGCGGCAGAGGTTACCGGGGTAACCAACTCAGCGTTGACGTACTGCCCGAATGTACCGGCTGTAGTGTGGCTTGCCCTTGCCTCATCCCAGACCGCTGCGGCTGTCTGCGCTGCCGTCAATCCACCACTGCTCAGCGTGACCGTCAAGACCGCGCCGTTCGTGCCAGAGGCACCACGCACCACGATCGTGACATCAGATGCACCTGCGGCAAATGCCGCGTTAGGAACATCAAGCCGATACACACCCGGCACGAGGGAGGATGATATCTCAGCGAAACCACCAGAAGTCCACGCGCCTGTTGCTGTCTGCGTAACCAGCGTAATAGCCACCGGAGCGGCTTGGTTGCGGACGTAGTAGGCCGCTAGACCGGATGTGGCAAAGGTCAAGCCTGTTGCACCGAGGTAGAGTTCGATGCTTTGTGAGGTTGATGCTGGCGCAACGGTGATTGTTGTTTGCGTTGGAGTTAGGGGGAATGCAATCACGTTGTTACGAGCGGCATAGGTATATGCCCCCATACCTAGAAGAGATTGATACCACGCTACTCCGTCTGCATCTGTTGCTGGTGCGCCGCTTGCTGTACCTGCTCCAAGTAAGCGGGAACCAAGGTATGGGCCGTTTACAGAAGGTGCCGGTAATCCAACGATTGCACTGTGACCGTAGTCAAGCCCGATAGCACCAGCATAGAAACTGTTAGCACCAGCGGTAACTGCATTTGTAGAACCAAAGACAACATTATAATTTTCAATCAAACTTCCTGATGTTTGTGTTAATAACGCAAAACCAGCAGTATTTAAGATGACACAGTTATACACATAAGAAGGGTGTGTTGTGTTTGTGCTGTAGTTTTGAATCATAAATCCATAACATAAACAGTTGAAATAATTGATTCCACCCGCGTTTGTTTGTGAACCACCAGTAGATGTTGCCGACAAAGTATTCAGTTGTTGAGCGGATGAACCCATACAAACACAGTCAATGAAATTGAGATTTAGGCTATATGCGGACGAATGATTTGCACAATACAACGCAACGCTAGTGACTGATGACGAAAACGTACATTTAGTAAACGATGCATTTAAGGCTACACCGGCACTTGTTGTAACATTTAATCCAATACTGCGAACATTAATAAATGTGCATTTTTCAAACGACCAGTTTGCACACGTAGTAAGTATTGCTAGAAAGGTACTTGTGTTGAAGCTTTCAAAATATACATTTGTAAATGAAAAATAAGAACGGCTTGTCGCTGTCAGAAGTGTTGCTGAAGTTGGGTTTGCACTATCATTTAAGTAGTTTGTAACCCTAACAATACCAGCCGCTATACCACCGATTCCTTGACTCGCTAACGGGTCTCCGATGAACTGGATTGTATTTCCCGCTGTACCCGAAACACCTAGTGTAAAGGTTCCACGATATGAACCGGGAGCGAGGTAGACGATGTCACCAGCACCAGCAGAAGATAATGCTGTAGTCAAGGACGTAGGCGCACCGACAGAACCGGGATAAGCCGCCGAACCTGCTGGGCTGACATATGCTGTAGCCATTAGTTAGATGCACCCTTCACAAGTTCCGCAGCCATATAAGGAATAAACTGCATAACAATCTGATATTGAAACTCAAAGGACTGTTGCGGGAACCACTGGAATACCGATGTACCGTTAACTCCAAAGTCTCCAAGTTTCACGCCATCTAAGGAATAAAACTCACCGTAGACAATCCAGTCTGGAGTCGGTGATGTTACCTGCTCGATGCGTAGGTTCTGGAAGTTCATTTGCCCACCTTCAGGCTGTTCGCATTCGTACCCTTGAACGGCATCGTGAGGAACGCCAGCACACTGCTCACCGCAGCGGAGACACCCGCCGCTACCGCCTTGCTTCCGTAGAGTGCAAGCACTGCGCCCAGCTCGCTCAGGTCGTGTGCTTCGCTTGTCCTGATGCCATCGCCAAAAACGGAAGTGAAGGCAGCTACGAAAGCCACGATCACAACGACCACCAACCTCTTGATTGAAATGCTGTTCATCGGTTTATTACTGCCTCCAACGCTGAAACCTTGTTTTCAAGTTTGCCGAGCCGTTGCTCGATGCGGCGCACTTCCTGCTGCTGCCCGTCTAAGGTGTTTATAATGTGTGCCACCTGCGTCTCTAAACGCGTCAGCCTGACCTGTATAGCCACCCAAGCGGCACCGATACTAGTAACGGTTATAAAGGCTTGTATGCCAATAGGAACCCACGCCTCTGCCGTCATGATGTACGCTCCACCAGCCCTACGTGCTGTACAAGTAATTCTGTCTGTCCAAAGTCTGTCCCGATGACATCGTAATAACGGGCATCATCACCCACCCGGTAAACCCTATCCTGCGGCATGACATCAGCACCTACAGCAACAATCAGCGTCCATTGTGCAGATGACTGTATGCCACCGCCTACGATAGATTCTGTGTCTGATTGGTTGGTCAGTCTGGCGTTGTACTCGGCAACCTTGCGCCATGTCTCAGTAGCACCACCCCTGCCATCTTCGGTAAGCGTGAAGCGGTGTATCTCTACCCGGTCTTGGCACAAATTGCGTACCATGCCAGCGCTTATGGTTGCGCGTAGGATAGGACTCATGCGAACACCAACGGGCGGTATCGCTCTGCCATGCTTAGACAGTGGGCTTTGAGTTGTGAGAGCTTGACATCGCTTGTGCCTTCCTTAGCATCGATGTCGCTAGCGCAGCGGCTAGCCTTTATCATCCACGCTTGCCGGGTTGCTGTCCTGACATCGTAGCGCTCCACATTGATCGGGCCTTGGTCTACCCACATCAGGGTAGGGTCACCGGTGCCATCTTCCAAGGTAAAGCCCTTGACTTGGTAAGGAGCATAGACAGGGTAATCGGGTTGTGTCGTGCCTGATGTTCCAGCAACTCGGCACTCGTAAACCCTACCATTTGGCGTTGTAGGCACTACACGGTCACCGACAGCATAGGTGGTGCTAGCCGTCCAAGTGCTGAACCGTGAGAAAGAATCTAGGATGCTCCCTATGTCGGTTGTGGACATCTGCGGATAACTTTGGGCATCCACAAATAAACTTACTTGTGCGATTGCCTCGGCTCTGGTCATCATGGTTTCAGTATCCCACACAAAGGAAAAGCCCCCAGCACGTCTGCCGAGGGCTTGAGATACGAACCGCTAGGCTTATGTAGCTGCGGATGCTCCAACGATAAGCGAGCCAGGGACACGGCTGGATGCCGTGGCGTTGACGTTGCCAACATCGAAAGCAGAGAAAGCGAATCGCTCAGTTGCCTTGAATGCGAGTGCATCCTCAACAAAGTAGCGCTGATCCGATACCTCGATGGTAACGGTTCGGCGGTCACCGAAAGCAGTACCTACGCTCAGGTCACCGAGCAAGATGTATGGCGTGGTTGCCGCAAGGGTCTTAGCCATATTCTGGACAAAGATTACCGGGTAACCGTAGAGCATAGGGTTAGGGCCATATGCGCCTTGGATGTCCATAATCGAGTTACCGCCCAAAGCATCAAGCAGAGGTGCGATGGCGTTGTACCAAATCTCCTTATGCATGAACCATTTCGCATTCGGTGCATACGTTGGGAGCTTGGCAACCATACCCTTTAAGTTAGCAAGTGTCGGGCTGTACGTGATTGTCTGGCCGGTCGTGAAGACCTGCAAGGAAGCAATGTTAGCCTTAGTTGCGTTGAGGTTGTAGACGGCATACAGGATGCCATCGAGGCCGGAGGTGCTATCTACTGCATTGTTGAAAACAACGCGGTCTTCTTCCTTAGCCAAGGAGTACGCCATGTCACGGGCAAGCGTTGCGCCAAAGTCGATAATCGAATCTTCAGCCAACTCTTTAGATACCTGCGTAAGAATCGATGGCTTCTTTGCAACCAAGTTGACCTGTGCAAATGTAAGCTGCGAATCGGTAATAGCCGTGTTCTCACCCGGATAGTACACAGTGGTCGATGCCGTTGCGTTTGGCACGTTGAGAACGTCAGAACTCATCGGGTAGATGCGGCAGTTTTGACGTGCAACACCGAACTGCTCACGGAGGTAGATAAGTTCGCTAGACAGCGGATCTGGAACAGTAAAACCACCAGCGGTCGTTGTACCTTCGTTCTGTGCCTTCAGGTTGTTCTTTACCCACTCAGCGGCCTTGCGGTTGCCCATGATAGAGCGTCCCCATTGACCCCAAGCGTAAGCCTTCCAGTTAGCCTCATCACGGGTACCGGAAAGCGGGTTACGCCCGATACCGCCGGACTTCCAAGGCTGTTCTACTGCAACTTCAGTAGCCACAGGGTGGCCTTGTCCGAGTGCCTTGATGGTCTCAATGCGCTCTTCGATGTCCTTGGCTTCTGCCATCAGGCTCTTGACCTGTGCAAGGTCACCGTTACCGGAAGCAAGCTCCCGCGCGGTAGCAAGCACAGATTCTTTTTGATTCTGTAGTTGTGTCAGATTCATAGTTGTATTAGCAACTCCAGACGAGCCAGCAGTTCCTGGCGTTCGTCATTGTCATGGGCTTTCGCCTCTATTACGAGTTCCGGTTGCACTTCTGGCTGGTCTGCGTCCCGCAGTGAATCCCAGACTACAGGTGCTAAGCGCTTGGCGCTTGTCCGGCTAAGACCGACTGCATCCCGCAGTCGACGTTCTACACCCCGCAGGGATGCGGGTTGTATACACTTGGCACCGTGCATGGCGTATAGCTGCTTTGCACGATTCGCAAATTCATTGATGATGGCATCGGCCATAGACGCATCAGCCACCAAGCCGATACCCTCAGACATAGCCTCATAGTAGGCTTCCATGCCTTCATGGATTAGATCCGCTTCAGCCATCTTGAATAACTCAGCGGCGTACTCTTCCGGGGATTGCTCAGGCATTGGAGCCATGACCATCTCTTCTTCTTCTTCCATCATAGGCTCCATGCCGTAGTACTCCTGTAGGCTCTTTACTGAGTTGCGATACTCGGCTGGTGTCGGTGTGATGCTTGCCTCTGCGATAGGCCAGCGGGTAATCTCAGCGGCACCGCCCATACTCTTACGCTCTACCAGATGACCAGCGGCACCGGAGGAAAAGCCCATCTTGCCTTGCTTGCAGAGCTTCGCAATCATGCTCCCGTACTCATCGGCTAGATCCAACTGCGCCTCGTACCAAAGCCCGGTATCGTCCATCTTAATGTAGCCTGTACCGATAGACTTCTTACCGACAGCGGCATCCATGCCGTGGTGATAGTACACGTTGAGCGGTACGCGTTGACCCTTGGAAACCGGAAAGCCGTAGTCGGTTTGAGGTGTGAAAAAGTCACCTTCAAGGTCAGCGGTCTTGGTATCACCAAAGCGCACCAGATAGCCCTTGACGTAGCCCAGCCGGTCACTCTTGATATTGTCTACGGTAGAAGTCAGCAAGTCCATACCCTCAGTATCCCACAGTGCCGTTTTCATAGATAAGTCGTTAGATCCGGTTGGTATCCCTCTAGGTCTCTAAGCGGCAATACCCTAGTAGTAGGCCCCCAGTCAGCGTTAGGTACCACGGTAGCCATGTCGCTGAGCGGTAGTCCTTCGCTGTAAAGGTTGTAACGAGCGGTGCCTAGTATCTGCTGAGCTTCAAGCGGTGTTAGCCCTTTTAGAATCTCTTCACCGGTTGCCACCTTGGGGCGGGTATCCGGTATGGAAGAATCGCCGGTTATCTCAGCCCAACTGAGGGTTTCCGGAATAAGAACGCACCTACAATTTGGGTGACTAGGCATGATTTCATCTGTACGGTGAAGGGTGCCGGACAAAGCCAAGCAAGCAAGGCATACCCGCGCGTCTTGCGTAGCCTGCCGCCGGTATCCGGTTACCGAACCATTCTCCGTGTATAGTTGCCGCTGGGCTTCCCGGCTTGCACGTATCATCTCGGTACGCGCTATCGTCTCGGCTCTTTGCCTACCGATATCAGCCGCCTTGCGTACCCGCCGTGCTACCGTTCGTGGGCCTTCACCGAGGCTGATGCCTTGTACCAAAGCCATCTGCATAGCATCCGTGGTTACTTGGGGGATGGCATCGAATAGGACAGCCAGAGGGCTACCATCGCCTGCGAACCCGACAAAGGCCTGCAAGGCTTCGTCAGGTAGACTTGTCCAGCTAGTACCAAGGGTAACCCCGGCGGGCTTTTTACCCGCTGCCGCTTCCACAAGGCTTGGCGTTGCCTCATTAGCAAGGATAGCGGCTTGCAGTTGCCCATCGGCTGTAATCACTGCCCCTTCAACACTGAACTTCTTAAGGTTCTTTCCGAGCTGCTCAATGTTATCTATGATCCGCTGACGCATCCAGAGTATGGTTTCGCTTGGCGGTTCCCCGTTGGCTTCACGCTCAGCAATCCTACCCTCCAGCGCTTCAAGCTCATCGATGCTCGCCTTGGTTGCGGCTTTGTATGCGCGTTGCATCCGGCTGATGGCTACGCCTTCACGCTCTAATAGGTCGTTCCTATACTTCTGGGATGCAGCATAAATCCTGCCCGTGCCGTTGTCTACTCGCTTGAGATTTCCTCCAGCGAATACCCGTAAAAAGGGTGGCTCTTATACACTACCCCCGGAGTGCATACGTGGTCACCATCAAGGCTCTTGCCGTCAGGTTGCATTGCGTCTCGCTTGGATGTAGCCCAGCGGAAACCGGCATCACCGCCCCATAAGTCCCAGGCTACACGCCCCGGACTAGGGAAACCTTCCTCACCAGCATTAAAGCCTTCGGCCTTCTTGTCTACCTCATGACGTGAAAAGAAACTGTACATCCGGAGGATAGTATCCTCGCTCAGTTTCTCACCATTCACAATCTGGTTAGCCCTTGCAAGGCCTACGCGTGTGCCGCCATCAAAGCCTTCTGCTTTCCAGTCAAGCGCTCTTTGTGCCGCTGTCCGCATGGCTTCAGTTGGTCTGTACTTGACATCGTAAGAGCGCACTGCGGCACCATCAAAGCCACCACCGCTCTGTACTGGTATAGCCGTTGGGTGTAGCTGCCCCTCATCTTCCGGCACGGCTTCCAGCCCGGCTATACGCTTGGCTTCAGCCCGATCAATAATGCCAGCCTTGTAGAGTTTCTCGGCTCTTACCGCTTCCGCTTGCATATCGTCGGCAAGCGCCCTAACCGTTTCAAGGTCGTACATAACGTAATCGCCCTGCTGAGTTTCCGGGTATTCCGGTAGCAGGTCAGCGGTGATGGCATCCGCAAGGGTACGGAGCAACGGCACCATGCCATCTTCCCAAGCCGCCTGTTGCGCCCTCTCATAATTACTGTAGGTAGACCGCTCTAGCCCGCTTCCAAGCCCTAAGACCATCGGGTTGATACCAAGGGCTGAACAGATACGCTCCTCCGGTACACGTCTCACAGAATCCAGAGCAAGCTCGGAAGGCGTAAGGGAAACCCTGTCCATCTTGTAGGCACCGGTCATGACAACGATACCGCCGCTACCGTCTCCGGTAAGGTCTTCGTGAAGTTGCCGCTTCACCTGCCGAGCATCGTCCATCGACATATCAACGCTGGTCTCTTTGGCATCAGGGCCGACAATCAATGAAGGCATAGCCCCGTTAGCCAAGAGTCCGTAAGCGGTAGTGCTTGCCGTGTTGTCGGTGGCTATCTCCCGCAGTACAGCGGTAAGTGGCGCTCTACCAATACGGATGTCGCTAGGATCTCTGCCGTACCGGATATGGATAATGTCACTTACCGGGATGTCAAAAGAGCGGCCATCCGTGGTGTAGATGTAGTGCGTCAGCGGGTTTACGCCGTTGCCTACCGGGCGTACCATGTCCTGCGGCAGGAACTGCAAGGCGGTCACGGTGCCACGGGTGCTAGATCGAATCTTGCGTAGGTAGGTATTCCCGAATAGTTTGTAATCCTGAATGCACCAGCCCCAGAAAAGGCTACCCATAATCATCGGATCCGGTTGCGCCATAAGCTGTAGCACCGGGTGGTCTTCTACCGGCTCTGCCTGCTGGCTGTCTACCGGTCGGTAGAGCCGTGGTGTGGCTTGAGGGTAGTTCCTGACGTACCAATCAATCGCACTAGCGACAACGCCATTCAGCCCTAAGTCACCGGCAACTCTAGCCCAGTCCTTAGTACTTCCAGGGAGCGCCCGGCGTAGCAATGTCTGCAGCTGACCAGAGCCGTAACCGGTTAGGTAGATGTCCCTAGACTGAGACAACGGCAATGGCAATGCTTGTGTCGGGTTGGCTGCGGCTTTACGTCCGAGGAAGCGGTCAAAGATACCCATGGCTTCAGTATCCCACAAAAAGAAAAAGCCCCCTTGCGGGGGCCTGTGGCGGTTCCTATCGTCTAGTCTCTTGTGATGTACTGAGTATCTACATCAAGTCCGAGTGCGTGATACTTAGCGATGATGGCTTTCGATTCTTCGTTGAGTCCACCAGCAACGTTTGACTGAAAGCCTACACTGCTTGTGTAGATGTAGCGGCGGTAGCTGTTGCGGCCATACTGAGCATAACCATCGAATACTGAGTTAATGTCTGCGGCATCGATGCCGGCCTTCTTAAGGTCTGTCTTGCGTGTGCTTGAAACCTTGATAACGTAAAAGTCGAAGTAATTTTCCATTGTCATATCTCCCTGCTTGATGTAGATAATATACACCGCCCGTGTATATCTTGCAAGGGTATAGGTGTATATATTTTAGACGGCTCCCCATGAACGCTTAGATCCGCACACTTGCCAAGCGTACGCCAGGGCATCTACCACGTCATCATGCCGACCAACCGGGAAGGATAACAACTCATCTTCAAAGTATGCGGGTAGGCCTTGGCAGTGCATGACTTGGCTTTGCTCGTACCGGGCTTCCAGAGGGGCAAAGCGGGTCACTTTGTCACGGTCTGGCCGGATGCCCCGGATAGGCAGTTTGGTGCGCCGTAGGAGCTCCTGCACAACAGCGGCTTGATATTGCACCTGCTCGATGCCGATCATAGATGGATTCCACTTAGCCGCCATCATCTCAATGAAGCGCAGGACGCTTGCAAAGTCCGCCCTAGTACGGTTGATGTCTCTAACGTAAATTGTCCCATCGTCACCACGGCTCACTACCGCAACCCCGGTGTAGTCTGCTTCAGACTTGGTTGATATTGCAAGGTCAACCCCGATGTAGGTAGGCAACCCTTCAGGGCAATCGCCGTAGCGTAGCCACTCCCGCTTGATTCTTGCTCCAGCTGCATCCACGAACTCGGCTAAGTACTCCTGCCGAAACGCTATGCTGGGCAGAGACTCACCAGCCTTGCCTACCTCCTCAGCATCAATCCACGGGTTAGCCGTAGTCGGCATCTGCCAAGACATCCAGTCGGCATCGGTAGCGGCTTGGTTGTAAAGGGTACGGAAGTAGTTGGAGCCTTTAGGAGTGCTGAGAAAGAACGCATCCCCGATGTAGTCTGTTAGCGTTGGGCGGATGGCTTCCGTCCAGGCTTGCTCTAGATGCCGTGCCATGGCGGCCTCATCAATGATGACCCGCTTGTACTTACGACCACGAGCAACGGTTGAAGGATCGTCCAAAGTCCAGTAATCGATGGCTGCCCCGGTTATAAGCTCGATGCGCGGGGCTGGGCTTTGTACGGCTCGCCGGATAACCGGAGCATAGATGCGCTTATGATCGGCGTATGCCTCTTCCAGCAAGCGGTAGGTAGGGGCAAACCAAGCGCAGGGCAAGCCGTCCTGCAGCACCGGGTCAGATAAAAGGTTACCGCCAAGGGTTGTCTTTCCAAAGCGTCTGCCTACTCAGCCACAGGCAAGGACGTTGTATCGCCTTGCCTGTGCCATTATCACCTGCTGTGCTTCATGAGGTCGAGGGAGAACCAATCGTATGTCTGGCATTATGGTTTGTCTGCGTACTCCACGATCACCTTTACAGGGCTACCGTCTGCGCCGGTCTGCTCTACCCGGCTAGACCAGTCGGCCTTGTGCTTGCGTTCAAGCCACCATGCGGCGGCCTGCCAAGTGGTATCAGCTGCTTTCTGGATGATAGCCACGTTCCGAACCTCGGCATCACCCTCTGCCTTTTTAATAGAATCCGAGAACTCCGAAATGCCCTTGAGCCAGATTGCAAATGTATCCTCAGAAATACCGGCATAGGCGCAAGATGCTCGGCGGGTATTACCTGCCCTGAGAGCCTGTGTAATGCGCTGTACTACGTCTTCGTTGTACTTGTATGGCTTACCCTTCATTTAGCACCGCCTTCTGCCCTGTGGCGTTTTCCCATCGCTGAATAATCACATCGCAATACTTAGGGCTGATTTCCATTCCGTAACATTTGCGATTAGTTTTCTCGGCTGCAATCAATGTAGTACCAGAGCCTAAGAACGGATCGTATATATTGCCGGTTTCAACATTGATGTATTCAAGAGCATATTCAATAACCTGCATCGGTTTTTGTGTTGGATGTACTGAACCTTGTAAAGCCGCTCTATTCACAACGATTGCCCGTAAAGGTTTAACGCAGTTTGTCCATGCAAGTTCGCCATCGGACATAGTCAAACCATCTTGACCTTTGCTCCAGTAAATCCATCCCCTAGATGCTGGAAGGAAATCAGCAAAGTAATTGCCACCCCAGATTGCTGTAGGGCAATCAAACGATAGCAATAAATCAAACAGTTCTTTTGTCGGTCTTTCTTTATCCCATCCCATAAACTCATGCGCCTTGCGGTTATGTTTTGGGTTTGCACTTAAGCTTTCTTTTTGACCGTCAATGCCTATGCCGTATGGCGGATCAGTAACAATGCCGTTTACTACAGCACCATCCATCAGCCGTGCCACATCATCAGCCTTTGTACTGTCACCGCAAAGTAATCGATGCCTACCAAGAATCCAAAGGTCTCCCGGCTTGCATCGTGTCTCGACTTCCTCCGGCACTTCATCAGGATCGGTTAGCAACTCAGTAGGGTCAGCAGTACCAGCCAGTTCATCAATCAAAGCATCAAGGTCAGCAGCACCGTACCCTGTACCTTCCAAGCCGATAGGCGTATTCGCAAGTTCAGCAAGGATGTCGGTAATTTTGGTTGTGTCATCTTGCCCGATACGGGTAGTCCGGTTGTCAACCACAAGAATGCGTAGCTCTTCTTCAGGTGTAACGTCAACCCATTGCACGGGTACGGTTTCCCATCCTAGAGCCTTGGCAGCCATGACCCTATGATTTC